TTGTCCACGTCTGCCGCCCCCAGACGTTTTCCCATGCCGTAGCGCGGGTGAGTCAGCATGTCCCACAGGCACCAGGCCGGGTTGTTGCTGTATGCCGGTTTCAGGCTGCCGTCCCAGATGCCGCTGTACGTGCGTTTTTCCGGGTCATAGTTTGACGGCACCTGGATGATGCGACCGCGGATATGGTAGTTCACCGTCATCTGCTGACCGCCAAACTGCTCCGCATCCACCTGCAGCCCCACAATCGCCGTGTTCGGGTAGCACTGTTTCACATCGATGATTTCGGTGTATGACGACCAGAGCGTCTTATTCTGCAGCTGGTCCGTGGTGCTGTCCGCCGTCTCCCTGACCATCCGGATGTTAAAGGGGCGGGGAGGCAGATTATCCAGAATCACCGAAGCGAGGAACTGTGAGGTGGTCTTGCCGTTAATGGTGACATCCTTTTCCGTCACCCAGTTACCGTTACGCTGCAGCTGAATCAGCAGGCGGACGGATGCCGGGTTACGGTCACCCTGTGAGGTGGTCTGCACCAGTGACTGCACCCCGAAGGTAACCCGCAGGCGGTCAATGTTCGCGGACGTAATGGTGCGCGTCACCGGCTTTGCCTTCGTCACTTCCACGCCCAGTGCGGTTTCAGAGCCGGATGACTCAAAACCTTCCGGCGGTGTCTGCTCCTGCTCCCCGGCGCGCCAGACCGCTGTCACACCATGTATCACAGGATTACCGTCCGTGTCCGTCAGCGGGGTTTTGTTCACCAGAATACTCTGCAGCCCCTTCACCGGACCTTCCACCGGTCCCTCACCGATGGCATCAATCACGCTCATCATCTGCGTGGACTTAAGATTGTCCTTTGCCTCTACCGGCGTGTGCGCCTTGCCGCCACCTTTGCCCATTGTCTCACCCTTTACTGTGATAACTGTTCACGCACAAAAACAACAGGCATCCCGGAGGATGCCTGTATCATCACTGAATAAAAATTCTGAATATCTTCACATTTTCACAAACTGACTGTGGCGCTAATAATTTCACCGCGCTAATGTTTTTTTGCCCGAGTAACAGAAACAAAAATAACTCCTTAACGTTAATCTTTGTCTGTCCCCGCAGCTCCGCAACTCTGCGGGATTTTTTTATGCTTTTACCCCTGCCGCCCGATAACCACCACCTTCCCGCCAGCGCCTTCATCACGGGTGCTGACGTCCTGGGATATTCGCCGGGAGCCAACCAGCATTTCACCGTAAGACACCGGCATCGGGTTCCCCTGGGCAATCATGTTATCCAGTGAGGAAAAGTAGGTGTTCTGTTTACCGTTATCCATTGCCCTGTATTCCGGTGTTTTGGGCTTCGGGGCCAGCATCCGGGCCACGCCACCCAGCGCCATTGCAGAGCCCATGGAGAACATGATGTTGCTGGCTGCAATACTGATGCCCGGCATCCAGATAGCAGCCGCAACCAGCGCAACGCCCAGCACTGCCTGAAACACGCCGCCACTTTTAGCGCCAGCCAGACGCGGAACAATGTGGATAACCGCACCATTCGCCAGCGGTTCATTAAGCCGGACGGATAATTCGTTTTCACCTGCATCACGCCCGGCAATACGTATCTGGTACCAGCCTTCGTTCATCTGACGGCGAAAACCCGGCACCTGCAGCGACAGGGCGCGGATGGCTTCCGCTGCCGTGTTCACATACAGGCTGAGGCGGCGGCCAAATCGTTGTAAATCCCCGTGAAGGCAGATGCGTGCCAGTGGCGGTGACGCCAGACAGAATGCGTTCGTCGTTGCCATTTTTCGGAATACCCCTCCCGTTTACTCAGTTGTTCAGGCAGATGGTGAAGCAGTTCACCGTTGCCGCAGTAAATGGCGGCATGATTGGCCACCGATGCGCCAAAGCAGCACAGCAGGATATCGCCCGCCTGTGCAGAGGACAGGGGCACCCGGTAAAAGCCCGTTGCCTCCATATTGTCCAGGTACAGGTTCTGGCCGTTGCGCCACCACTCATCCTCGCGATGAAAATCCGGCATCTCAATCCCCGCCAGATGGTATGCATCCCGGAACAGGGTGTAACAGTCCGTCACCCCGTGCTCAAAGCGCCGTCCGGTCAGGTGCGGCACACAGCGGAATTTGTGAATGTCACCCTGGCAGACCAGCCACCAGGGCAGTGCGCTTTTTATCTGCAGTCGCCGGTCTGCCTCGCTCAGCCAGGGCAGACCACCGGGATGACTGTGGACCAGTGCCACAATCTCCCTCTGCATCTCTGCCCGCAGCCAGTCTTCCGGGGCAATACGAAAATACGCCTCCGGCTCTGCAGAGATATTCACGCAGGGCTGGTACCGTTCGCCCTCCGGGGTGCTTATCACGAAGCCGCACGACTCCGCAGGCGCACACCGCCGGGCATGCGCCAGAATCGCTGATTCAGTCTGTGTCATAAAACAGGATTTACTGCGAAAGTTTATTGATGGAAAGGAAACCGCCAAAATTAACCGCCATGCCGCGCATCTCACACCCGCGCATGCACTTGCTGCATCTGTCCTTACGGATATCGGTGGTGGGATTGTCGAACTCATCTGCCACTGCCGGACCGTTATATCCGCATTCATCTCCCCTGTAATCCCACATACAGGTATTCGCCAGCATAATGCGATCGGGAAACAGCGCCCCGTCCGTCTCCGTCGGTGTGGCCAGCACAAACGAGGCCGTCATGGCCGTCAGCTCTGACATCTGCTCCACCACCCACCGGTCCGTCAGCTCCTGCTCCGGGTCTGCCTCAGGATTGCCTGCCACAAAGTTCACCGCATCCAGAAAACGCGCATACACCCGACGGCGGACCACCGTGGCCCCCACCAGACTCTGCAGGTCCTCCGCCATACCGGTGACAAGACCGAACAGATTGGACACCGTCAGCGACGGTCTGGCACTGCTGCCCTTCCCGTTCATCTCAAAACCGCTGCCGTCAATCGGGTATGCCTGATATTGCCGCCCCTGCCAGGTGACCGCCTCCCCTTTTTCATTCAGCTCGTTGCAGAAAAAATACCGCTCACCGCCCTGCACCGTCAGGTCAATTTCCCAGAGCACCACCCGCGGTGACTGTTCTGATTTCACCGACTCGTTCAGACTTTCTTCATGAATATCCTGCATCACACCTCCTCAGCTCACCACCTGTTTAAACTCGGCACTGAATTCAACCCGCAGCATGCGAACCCGTGATGACCAGGCGGCACAGGTCACCTTTATCTGCCGGTATGCATAAGGCGGTGTCCACAGAAACGCCTTCCAGCCACCGTGCTCTGCCAGAAACGCCTCCAGATGCCGGGCCTCCTCCCGGGTCACGGAAAGCGTCACACGGTATGTTTTCAGGTCAGCATTCAGCCCTGCCGCCATACGCTGCGAATAGCCGTCACCAAAACGCACTTCACGCACCGATGGCTGCGAGTTCACCTCCATATCCGGCTTCACTTTCCAGCGAAAGGTTTTCATCGCCTGCCTCCGGAAAATACGCCGCCATCACGCATCTGCGCCTGAATCTCATCCTGCGCCCCCTTGCGGGCCATGTCATACACCGCTTTCATCAGCTGCGGCCCTGCCTGCCCCCTGGTACCGTCGTTCTGAATCACCACGTGATTGTTCTGATTAAAATTAATGCCTTCCGTCCGCCGCATCTGCACCGGACTTCCGGCATCGCCGACATAACCACCTTCCGCATAGCCCCGCATCAGGCGGTACAGGTTGCCGACACCAATCCGGCTGGTTGCCTCCTTCGTGAAGACAAACTCCCCGCGATGAACAATCCCCGCAGGTTCATATTTACCTCCACTCCCGGTAAAACCCCCACCGGCAAATCCCATAGCTCCGGCCACGCTACTGACAACACCCACCATGGCCTGCTTCAGAAAAATCTCTGTCAGCATGGAGAGCACCGAACGGGTGAAACCTCGCCAGTCCTGCTCACTGCCGGTCAGCATTGCCGCCATATTCTGTGCAATACCGTCAAAGGTCTGCGTGGCTGCACTCCTGACCTGCGAAAAACTGTCCGTCGCACTTTCCGCCCACTCGCCCCAGCCGGACTTCAGCCCGGCCATCCAGCTTCCACGAAGCTGCTCCTCCGCAGACCAGGTGTTCTTCAGTGCAGATGTGGCCTTCGCCAGCGCATCCGGATTATCACCATACACGTCACGAAGACGCTGCGATTCCGACTCCCGCTGTGCCTGACGGTCCGTCAGCCCCCGGGCTTTTGCGCTGATTGCAGCCTGCTTCGCACTCTGCTGCTGTTCAAACCGCGCAGCCTGATTTGCCAGCTCATTCAGCCGTTTCTGGTGCTCCACCTTGTCGCCCAGCTCAGCCAGCTGGCGTTTGTACTCAAGCGTCTCTTTCTCATGGGCCAGCAGGGATTTTTCCTGCTCAGATAACTGGCGTTTCGTGGCGGCCTCTTTCAGGACCGCATACTGATTTTCCGCTTTCCATAAATCACGGCGCTGCTGGCTGATTTTCTCATTCGCACCGCTGTGCTTCTCCAGCGTCCTGAGCTCGGTTTCAAGCGCCAGCAGGGCTGCATGTGCCCGGTCTTCCTGGCGCTCACCGGCAGACACCTTCACACCGGACGGCTTTTTCTGCGTCGACTCATAATCCTTTTTTGCCGACGCCATCAGCGTGTTGTAATCCGCCTGCAGGATTTTCCCGTCTTTCAGGGCCTGATTCAGCTCCTTCTGGCGGGCGGTATATTTATCCAGCGGCGACAGCATCCGTTCATACGCCTTCTGTGCCTCTCCGGTATACTTCAGCTGTGACGCGTCACGCTCAGCCTTATCCCTTGCCGCCAGTTCACCGGCTTTTTCCATATCCGACTGCAGCGTTGCCGCTGCCAGACTCAGACGGGCATTTTCACGGTCATCCCATGCCCCCTGAAGGTTGGCACGGAAAGAGGAGGTCTTTCCCCGGCGCTGGCTCCGGCTCTGGTACCACTGCCATTTTTTATCCGCCTCATCGAATGCCTTCTGCGCACTGGCAAGCATATCCGCTGAGGATTCCGGACGACCAATATCCAGAATGGCATCCCACATCGATTTGAACGCCTTCCCTGTTTTATCCGCCCAGGTTTCCAGCGTCCCCATGTTTTCTTTCAGGCGACGGGTCTGCTCATCAAAGCCTTTCGTGGCGATATCGTTCGCCGCCTGCAATGCCCCGGCTTCATCTCCGGAACGCTGCAACTGAGCAACATACGCAATCTGCTCCGCCGTCACGTTACGGAACTGGCGTGCCATCGCCATCAGTCCCGACGTCGGGTCTGTGGTCAGCTTCCCGAAGGCTTCAGCGACCTTGTCCACCTCCACACCGGATGCAGAAGCAAAACGCGCGACACTCTGGTTGATGGCATCAAACTGTTCACCACCACGCACACCGGCATTCACCAGGGCGGCCAGTGACTCACTCGCCTGGTTAAACGTCAGCCCTGCAGCCTGTCCGGCTCTGGAGAGCGTCAGCATGCGATCGGCAGTCAGTCCGGACTGATTGCCGGAAAGGACCAGCGTTTTATTAAATTCTGAAAGCGTGGCGTCTCCCCGGTACCAGGCATACGCCAGCGCACCTGTCGCCACCGCCAGCGAGGTGACCCCGAACATCGGCAGGCTGATCGCTCCGGCAAGCCCCCTGAACATGGGGATCATCCCGCCGAAGGAGTCCTTCACCTGACCGCCCTGTTGCAGCAGGATCAGCCAGGGATTCTGACCACCGGCAAGCTGCGTGGCCACGTCGGTGAACTGCATGGGTAGCATACGCATGGCCGCTTTATACTGCCCGACGGAAATCCCGGCTTTTTGCGCAGCCAGCGCCTGACGGCTCAGGCCCTGTTCAACGGCAGTGGCCTGTTTATTAAAAGACTGGCTGACACGCCCGGCCATCAAATCCGCAAGGTCACTGGTTTCCCCCAGTTCTTTCTTTACCCGTGCAGCCTCTTCAGAAAAACGGGTTGAATCCAGTGTAAGAACAGCTGTCAGATCGGCAAAATTACCCGCCATAGCGTACACCTCCTGCAATTCCCTCAGACACCATCATCAGCATGGCTTCATCCTCTGTACTGATCCGCATGTCATCACTGACCGTAACGATTTCCTTCCCGTCAGCCCCAAAGCGGACACCACCAGAAAGACCTGCCGCTTTCCGCATCAGCATATCGTCCTCATCCGGCATCTCCGTCTGCTCATCATCACGTCGTGGTGCAAGCAGACTGAAGTCCGAGGGATGCATATCCGGATCGCAAAAAAACAGGCTGAGTACGGCGTACGTCAGCCCGGAAAAATGCATATCCAGTTGGGTATCGTGAAAATAATGCGTGCGGTAAAAATGTCGCCAGTCGGCATATTCGGTGGATGTCATCCCGGCAAGCATGGCGCGCCAGTCAGGCCTCCCCATCTCACGCGCCAGTCTGAGGGCAAAATTCAGCTCGCCGTCGAAGGCTTTCCCGCAGAAAAATCATCATCAGTCAGCGCGTTATTTTTCTCCACTTCGGTGATATCCGTATCCACATAAACAGGCCCGCTCATCCCGGACAGACGCAACACCACGTCTTCCGCCCGGGCAATGGCATCAGCAGGCCAGGTGGTCAGGACTTCCTGCTCAATCTGCATCACGGCCTCATTCATTGACGGTGACTGCGTTTTCTGTGGATGGTTATGCCACAGGGACATCGCCACCAGAAACGCGCCGGTTCTGACGAGATCTTCCACGCTTACCTGCAGGTTGCCGCTGGATTCTGCCTGTTCTGCCCGCCGTTTCAGGAGGGCAAGATGCTCAATACGCTGCAGCGCGGACAGCTCAGAAAGCGTGACGGACACACCGTTATATTCAAATTGTTCTGTTTTCAGAAACATGCTTTATCATTCCCTCAGCTTAACCCGCTGCACCATCCGTGACGTTAATTTCCGCCACTGCCGCAAACTGACCATTTCCGGTCACCACAGGGATCTGCGCTTTACCGGCCGCAACACCTTTCACCGTGATCGTATTCCCCTTCACGGTAATGGTCGCAAAATTCTGATTCGCCGACGTGGCGCGGAAGGTTTTATCTGTCGCCCCTTCCGGCTGAACAGCCACGGTCAGGGTGATATTCTGACCTTTTGCCACATTGCCCGTTGGTGGCGTAACGGTAATACCGGTAACCGGTGTGATATCCCCCTGATCTTCCGCCAGCGACGGACGGCCGATATTGGTGATCTTCACGGTACGGGTGATCACCTCTCTGGCGGTCACCGCTTTACCAATGGCACTCACCCAGCCACGGAACACATCCACCGTGCCGTTCGGGAAACGGATTTTGTAGGCCCGGGTCTCACTGCTGTCAAACCAGGCGATCAAATCACGCTGTCCTTGCTCACCCGGTTTCCAGGCCAGCGTAAAACTGGTGTCACCGGCAGATTTCTGCCCCTGCCCGGTGGATACCCAGTCAGCATCCTCATCATCCAGATAGTTATCATCGTAGGATTCTGCCGTCATCTCGCCAGGGGTCAGATCTTTTATCTTTGCCAGGCGCGTCCACTCATCGTCTGACAACGGGTTTGCATAAGCATCACCAGTGCCGGTGTACACCCATAGTGTGGTGCCGGAACCTTTCACCGGCTCAAGAGGATTTGGTATTGCCATATCGTCCTCACATCTCGTAGGTAATTTTCCACAGGAGATCTGCCGATCCCCACATCATAAACTCATCATCCCGGCGGTAGTCATACCCCTGAAGATTCATCTTCAGCAGTAA